GTTTGCTAAAGATTCTGTGTTGTATACAAAATCAGGCACAGTTAATGCTGTACACGCAGGTGCTCGTGTCAAGAAGCTACTGCAGCTTGTTACGGGCGCAGTATATGACGAAGACAAACTAGTTCAGTTCATACACCAAGAAAGATATGACATAGTTATGACTTTAGTAGAACAACGTGCGCACTCCCTGGTAGCATTCAACTGGCGACACGAACGTGATGCTTTAATAGAACTAGCAGAAAAACTAGATATATCTTATGAAGTTATTGATGGCGAAGTCAAAGCAGAACGTAGAAAAGATATTGTTGCACGTTTTCAAGCAGGACAAATAAAGATGTTACTGTGTCATCCACAATCAGCATCTCATGGTCTTACACTTACTCGTGCAAATACTGTGATCTGGTGTTCTCCCACGTATAACGCAGAACACTTTCAACAATTTAACCAACGTATATATAGAGCAGGTCAAACACAAAAGACCGAAACTATACTTATACAAGCTAAAAATACTTGGGAGCCCGAAGTATATCAAAAGCTAAATACTAAACTAGGGCGAATGGAAAACTTGCTAAATATCTTACAGGAGGTAAAACATGGCAAAGAAACTTAATGACTTATTAGCCGAATATGGCACAGTGCGAGACGGTATCAAAGACCTACAAGCACAAGAAAAAGAACTAAACATTCTCAAGTCTGAACTTGAGAGTCAGATCGCTATTAGAATGACTGAGGAAGGCCTCGATAAGATTTCTAATGGTGGTCGAACAGTCTCACTTAAAAATGAGATTGTCCCTAATGTAGAAGATTGGGATGCACTACAGCAACACGTAGCTGAAACTGGTGAGTTTGAGCTGTTGCATAGACGTGTATCCGCTACTGCATACAGGGAAAAAGTATCACTAGGTGCGGACGTACCTGGGGTTACGAACCGGGAGTTGACACGTATTAATTACAGGTCAACATAACAATAACGAATATCGAATAACGATGGAGGAAATAACGATGTCTAACGATATTAGTATAGTAACGAGCAAGATGCCCGCTCATATCCAAGAGGGATCAGCAATGGGGAATGAAAATGTGACTTCAGAACATATTTCAGTCCCAAGAGTAAAACTACTTCAAAAGATGAATCACGAAGTAGATCCAAACCACAGTGAATATGTTGAAGGTGCCAAAGAAGGTGACTTCATAAACACTGTGACTGGTGAAAACTACGGTTCATCTCTAATTGTAGTTAATACTCATTTTAAAGAAGAGTATGTTATCTGGAGAAAGAGAACAGAAGGTGGAGGACTAGTAGGAAATTTTACTACTAGAGTCGAAGCTGAAAAGTATCTTGAAGATAACGGACTTGATGCAGATAAGCATGATATTACTCAAACTCACATACATACGTTGTTGCGTATGGATGAGAAAACACAAGAAATATCAGACATACCTTTTCTGTTTGATTGTGCCTCTTCTAAACTCAAAGTTTCTAGAGATTGGAATGTCCAACTCTTAAAACTAGGGGGGAATGTTAACAGGTTCTCTTACATGTGGAGAATGTCCTCAGTACCACAAAGCAATGCTAAAGGTAGCTGGGTCAATATTGATATTGAACCTGTGGGTTGGTTAAAAGCTGAAGCTTATCAACAAGTAGAAGCTTTTTATAAGAACAGTATAGCTAGTAAGTCTAGCTAAAGTTCGTGCGATCGGGGTGCGACATAATAGGTCGCATGCCCGATTACCTAATTGTCCCTGTATGGAGGGAATTTATATCTCTTTGCTTGGTGAGGGATACGGTTAAAAGGTAGTAAGTGTCTCCGTACACGGGACTCCTTGCTAAATTGCACTTACTACCACACCAAGCCTATGTTATACTCCTTGGGTGCGTGAAAAGGAGTTCATAAATAAAGTGCACAAGCACTTATCAAAAGAAGTTTATCGTTGGAAGATAAACGATCCCTACCATGGAGGTGTCCCTGATGCTTTCTATTCTGGTATACAAGGTCACTGCTTTGTAGAATATAAATACAAAGATTCTTTACCTAAAAAATCAAATTCTAAAATAAAATTAAATTTATCTGAACAACAACGCAACTGGTTAAAAACACAAAAAGTCAATAATATTTTCGTGTACGTGGTATTTGCCTGCCAGGATCAAGTGTACGTCATAGAAGACTTTGACTTGCAAGAATTTACAGTTGAAACATTTAACATGCACGCAGTTCCATTTGAAAACTTTATATCTGCCTTGTCTAAATTTTGTTTGGAGAAAAACAATGAATCATAATGAAAAAGAAAAATTTTTATTTGCTTTAGAAAAACTATACTATGAAAACCCAAAGGTTAAAGAAGCAATGGATAAACTAATGAATAAAATAAAAGAAATGATGGATAAACTACCGGGGGAAAAATAATGCCTGACATGGTTAACTCACCACCACATTACAACAGTGGTGACATAGAATGTATAGATGCTATTAAAGAAAGTATGACACCTGAAGCATTTAAAGGTTACTTAAAAGGTAACATTCAAAAATATATTTGGCGCTATGAAAACAAAAAAGGCGTTGAAGACCTAAAAAAAGCGCAATGGTACTTAAATAAACTCATAAAAACCGTAGAAAAAACTAAAATTGCATAGAACGCACGGAGGTGCTTTGTGCTGCATTTTAAGTGTTTTTGATATCAACACAAGGACTATGTGCTAAAAACGCCTTAGAATAAATACTATGAGGTCATTTTTTGCCAGCTTTACGATTTCGGGCAAAAGAACGGTTCTTTGATCGTTTAACTACTTTTAAATTAGATCTTTTAGCATTCATAGGATTTCCGTCTTTATGATGCACATCTTTACCGTCACCTTTTTTAACTTTTCCTAATCTTTGCATTAAACGTCTAACTCTATTTCTTTGAGCACGACGTTTCTTTTGCTCAGGCCTGCCTTGGTAGTTTTTATATTCTTTTTTATAATTACGTGGCATTTATATAGTATACACTTTTAAAGGTTCTTCTTTACCTTTTACTTTTATAGATGGCATTAAATGTAAATCTTGTACTTTTAATGCTGTAGTTTCTCCAATCAATAAATCTACACCTCTACCTTTTGTTGCACTCTCTAATCGTGCAGCTACATTTACTGCATCTCCTATAGCAGAGTAATCAAACCTCGTGTTACTACCCATATTACCAACTACAGCTTCGCCCGTATTTACACCTATGCCTATAGCTATTGGTTCAGGTAATTCTTTTTGCAACATACGAATAGCCGTACGCATATCTTGGGCACAGGCGACAGCACGTTGTTCATGTTCATCAATATCGAGGGGGGCGTTAAAGATGGCCATACATGCGTCGCCTATGAACTTATCAACCATACCCCCATGTGCTTGAATACATTGTACTTGTGCAGTAAGCACTTTGTTCATTATTTCAGTCACTTGTTCAGGTGGCAGTTTCTCTGATAAATTTGTAAAACCTCTAACATCTGTAAAAAGAAACGTGCATGTGCGTTTTTCTCCACCTAACTTTAACAAGCTGGGGTCTTTTTGTAATTGTGCAACTTGCCTAGGATCTAAGTAATGTTCGAATTGTTTCTTTATTTGTTGTCTTAATTTATATTGTTCTCCAAATCTTAACCAAAATTCTTGTACAGATAAAAGTGTCATACTAACTGTGCTATAGCTAAAATCTATAAGTACATTATTTCGTGCAAGATATACTGCAGCTGCAGCTTGCACAGCATATAAAAACCCAACCCCCGCCATAGAACCTATAACAGGTGCATTACGCACTATAAGTATTAATAATGATAAAGACCCTACTAATATAAGTAATTCATATAACAAAGAAAGACCAGGTATTGCAGGCACATCTACAGTCATACTTTCTGCTAAAGCTGCTTGCACGTGGTGTGGATATTTTAAACCAACGGAAGTGGCTATTTGCGGCATCACCCCTTTTGCTGTTACTCCTACAAACACAAACCTGTCTTTTACGTCCATTTCTTGTAGTGTAGTAGTTGGTGTATCAATCCATGATACCCAACGTCTTCCAATATTATCTACTGGTATTTGTGCATAGTTAGGCAAAGTAAGTTCTACTATTTGGCCTTGTTCAGATTTAATAATGTAAGTATCGGAACCAGATACTATTTTCATTACTTCTATACCAAAAGAAGGTGTCCAACCATCTGGCGTTTGTAGCAACAAAGGTAAACGTCTTACTAAGTTATCTACATCTGTTCGTGCAACAGCGAGGCCCTGACTAGTTGCACTTGCAAGTTTTTCTGTGTTTTTTACTACTCCTTTAGATTCTATTGCTTGTATGGGTAAGCCATCTCCTAATATAACAGTGCCTGTAGTGGGCGGATACTCACCTGTATCATTTTCAAACATTGCAATAACACTTGCTGTATTTGATAACATGTATGCAAAATCATCATCTCCTCCAAACCTATCTTCTTGTGGAAAAGCGACGACCCAACCCACGCCCCAGGCTCCTGCATCTATGAGGTTTTTATGAATATGTGCAAGATCTTGACGTGGGTAAGGCCATCCACCAGACAAAGCTAGGTCTTGCTCTGTTATATCTAGTGTAACAAACATGTCACTAGGTTCTGGTGTTGTAACTAAAGCGTCAAAAGTTTTTAATTTAAGTATTTCTAAGGCTTGCCAATTAAATAGTAAAGGTATGCATAGTATTGGTATGCTAAGTAACGAAATCCATTTCTTCATCCTGACCCCTGTTTAATTGTAATAGTAGAATTACCTCCACCGTTAACTACAATCTGCTGGTATTTACCATCCTGTATTAAAATAATAGTGTAACCTTGGGCACTGTTTACCGTCAACTGTGCGTTTTGATTAACTTTTCTTTGAAAGGCGATCTGTTCTCCTTGCAATAAAGTTATTATCTGCGTTTCTAAGTCTTGTCCTATTTCTGTGCCTTGTATCGAAGTGCCTACAGTTAATTTTTTAGTATCTAATTCATCTATTTCTTCTATTATTGCTAGTAAATCTTCAAAGAAATTTATGTCTAAAAAGTTTATATCGAGTTCTGTAAACTCTAAAGTATCTTCAGCTAAATAATCTTGTTCTAGCTCATTAAACTCTAAATAATCTATATCTAATATAGCTCCGCTATCTGCTACGGACGTTGTGGATGAATCTGTGGATAACTTTTGTTCGTCCGGAGGTGTAACAATAAGCATGTTATCTATAATATCTAAAGTAAGGTCAAGTATTACAGGCTTAGTAGGTGCAGTTTCCCATACTTCCACGGTAGTAGCTTGATAAGGTTTATTAAGAGTAACGCTACCTGTTGCGGTAGTTACAAGTATTTCACCACTAGATATGCCGTTTTCATCTGGAAGTAATATTATTAAACTGCGGCCTAGTTCATCTACCGTGCAGGTAAAATCAGTTCCCCTAATCGCTATATCTGCAGTAGGTGTAGACAACCTAATGTTTTTCTTATCTATTTTACCTAATCTACTAGTTACAAACCTAGCAGTACCACTGGCAAACTGCAAAGCCATTTTGCCTTTTGAGGGGTCAGGATCGAATATGTATTCGGTAATAACTAACTTAGAATGTTCGGTTAATCGTACAACAGAGTTGTCCAGGAAAGTAATTCCTACACGACCCGTACTAGTACGTACATCGTCCATTTGTTGAATGCCAAAGTCTAATTCAGCCCCATAAGGCTTATCTCGTATTACTTCAGCAGAGCCGTTTAGCTCAGATATGTCTCCAATATTAACAGCTTGTGCTTGTACCGCCGTCGTTTTGAACAACGCACACAGTACCATTATTGCCACTAGACAAAATCTTAAGCCAGTCTCTAGCCAATGTAGATGATTGCGTAATGTTAAAAGTCCTGCTGTTGCCTGTTTGGTCAAGATAGAAATATCCATTTTGATATCCACTTCCGTCAAATGTTATTGAGTTAGAGTCCCCGTCAACATCTACATAAGATGTTCCTAGGTCGTAATCAATGTCAAAATCAAATGTATTGCTATCTCCATTAATTATCCAGTCTAAGTCAAGTGTCGAAGCTAAAGCATTAGTACCAACGTTTAAATTAAAGTCGTTACTAGAACCAGTTACGTCTACATTGTAGTTACCTGAATCTGCGCCATATGTATTAGTTGGGTCTACTTGTATATCAAATATATTGCTATCTCCATCAAATTCAAAAAATCCTGTAATGCTATCTCCATAAATATCACCTAAGAATTTGTTTGAGCTACCTATTTGATTTATATCTAAAGTAAGATTTAAACCGTCAAGATCGAGCGCGGTCATAGTACCACTAACAGCGTTTAGTCCACCAATGATGTTAGACGAACCTAACTGTTCTATGTCTATGTTTGCGTTATTCCCGGACTGGTCGACATACACTTCATTATCAGCATACAAAAAACCAACTAACAGTAAGGGTAAAAGTTTTTTCATTTATAACTCCAATATCCAGCTTGTTCACCCTCCTTGATTATTTCTAATACGGCTGTTTCTATAGCAGAGCGCAAAGCAAGTCCTCCAGACTCATTTCGCACTACGCCACTTTCTATCTCTACTAA